ATTAGCTTTTACAAGTTCATCATTTGCACCAAGTAAATCTTCATCAATATCTAATAAATCTTTATTTGCGTCAATTAAATCTTCTTGTGCTTTTTTAAGTGCTTTTTCAGCTTCTAATTGTCTTTCTTGTATATTTAATATTTTTTGTCTAGCCGATCTAAGTTGTTGTAAAGCAGGTACAGTTTGTTTCATTAATGCTTCTGCTTCTTTCCTTGCTACTTCGGTAGCTTCCCTTTTGCTTTCAATCATACTTTCAAGTGTGTCTTGTTCTTTTTCTATTTCTGTTCTTGCGTCTACATGTGCAGGTGTATATTGTTCTTTGTAAATTCTTGAATAATGTTCAGTCATTGCAATACCACGTTGTAAAGCTATATTTTTTGCTTTTTCTTGTGCTTCTTGATCTTTTGTTGCTGTTGTTACACCAAAAATGCTAAATGCTGCTTGTTCGTTGTTTAAACCGTATTTTTCTAAAAATGTGTTGCCTTGATCTAATGCGTCATTATTTTTATTAAATACACCAACCCCGAATTCAACAATTGAAACAACAATATCAAATACTTTTGCTAATGCTTTAAATCCGTTTTCTAACATTGGAAGTAACACAGGTGCTAATACTTGAAATAAATCAACTACCCTTTGTATGATTGGTGCAAGTTCTTGCATTATTGGTGCAAAACCCTCTGCTAAATCTTCTACCAATTCACTTATGATTGGTAATAATTCAGAAGCAACAGGTAATAATTCTTTACCTAAATTTGCTTGTACTTCTTTTAATTCAGCAGATACTTTACGACTTACGTTTGCAAAACTCTCTTGTGTTCTATTGAGATCGCCCTGTTGGACTTTTGTTTTTTGCAAAAGTAATTCATACGTTGCTAATGCTTTTTCTTGTTTAGTAAGTTCCTTTGCACTTGTTTTACCTGTCATTATGAACGCTTGTTGCTGCACGTCAGCTTCTAAAATCGCGATCCCAAAAGTTTTTAAGCTCTCTCGCTCACCGAGAAGTGCCTTTGTAAATGCTTGTAGTACAGGTTCAGCACCACCTTGTACGTTACTAAATGAAGCAACATCACCTGCTAAAGTCGCTAATTTTTGTGATAAGTCTGCTGATCCCTCTGCTGTAAAGTTAATACCTTGAAGAACTGCACCAGAAGTAGCAAGTAATTGTTTTAATTCAAAGTCTGCTAAACCCGCCTTGTTTGCAAAACCCTCAACAAATTCACCTGCACTTTTTGCTGCAACACCAAACGTTTCGTCAAAGGCCGCTGCTGCTTCATTTGCGTCAGACGCAACTTGTACCGCTTGTACACCTGCGGCGGTTGCAGCTGCTCCAACAACTGCAAAACCTGTGGCAGCTGCCGATCCAACTCTTGTAATACCTTTAGCAAATTTACCTAAAGCTGTATCTGATCTACGAATAGCTTTAAGTAAACTAGCTTCATCACCTAAAAATACATACCGTAATTTTTTATCTGCCATTATGCTACCTTTGGTACTCTTGTTAATCCTGTTGTACCACCACTTGATATTCGTATTGGTATTTCAACAACTTTGTTCATTTCTAAGGTATTTTCTATTGCACGATTTACTTTATTCAAATAATCTTTTTGTATATTAGGTAATGCGTTAGCTATCGTTGTGCCTACAACATAACCACCTTTTTGAGTTATAAACGCATTTGCACCAACGTATTTTCTATACAATGGTCTTGCACCTGGTCTTGAATTAGGTAAACGACCTATAAGTGTTTGTGAAACAACTCTATTGTTTTTAAGTCTTTTATTTTTAAAATTAGTTGGAACGTTTATGAATTTACGTCCAAATTCTAAAGACAAGACTGCATTATTTTTATGACCTTGTATTTCAATAGATGCTTGATTTTGTCTTGCCCTACCTTTAATACCACGTACAGCTAAATCACGCCTGTGTACGGGTCGTCCTAAAACATTTTGTACACGACCTTTTTTTACTGCGTCTGTTGCAACTTCTTTAGAAATTTCAATGTTTACCCGTCTGATTGCTTTACCAATCTCTGGATTAACTTTTTTCCAATTTCTTACAAATTCATTAAGACCTGCAACACCTATACCGCCACGTATAGCAAGTTGCCGTCCACGTCCTGTTTGTTCAATCGTCGCCATTTTGTAATGTTAAGACATTAGCGATTGCAGTTATTAGTTCTATTGGTGTATTAAGAAGATCGTTTGGGCTTATACCTGTCCTAGCACTCAATCTTGCGACTAAGTCTAGGATTTCGCTTTTGGGTCATCACCTTTGGTGTATTCTTTTATACCTACAACGTTTTCTAAAAAGTTATCAAACTCATTAGTTTCGCCTTTTCGTTTTGCACCTAACCAAGCCAAATACGCTGCGTGTTCATAACGTGCTTCATTTGGATCGGCTAGGACACTAAAACCAACGTCAAATTTTCTTTCAAACTTAATTAGGTCAATAGGCCTAATATCAGCTTCAATTTCTTTACCGTCTTGATATTCAATAACATATCCGCTTTGCATAAGTAGTTATCCTTTCTTATGATGTTGCTCTTGTTATTGTACCAGAAGTAGGAAATGCCACAGACATTGTAGCTAATTCACCCACACCATTTGCAACAGGTAAATGTTGATTTACTAACACGTTGCCAGAATATGCAGGGTTGGTAGCACTTGTTGATCCTGCGTCTGCTTTTACAATAAATGCAGTCGTAGTACCTAACAATGGAAACAATGTTGCGTCAACTTCAGAACTTGCAAAATCTTGTTGGAACTCTATTGATAGTGTTCCGTCTTTTAAACCACCTGTACGACTTTGAAATGTGTCGCCCATGGCGGTTGTTACGATTTCGTCTGCTGTAATATCAAGAGTAACTGAACTAACATGATCTGATAAATCAACGCTGTTTAAAGTTACACTTGCATTATTTAATACAAATTTCGCCAATGTAATACCGTCCTTTCTATCTATATTTTATAAAGAAAGAACAACCCTAGGTTGTGTGTGATATTACTCTATGCCGATTGTGGCATGTATACCAAATGACGGGTTTGTACCACTTATTGTAAAATTCAAACGCCAATGTTGATCCGTGATAGCACCTGCAACACTTTGAAAATCTGCACCAACAGCAGTGATACCTGTAAATGTTATGCGATCTGTTGGACTTGTAAAACTTGAATTATCATCAGATTGTAGTTTGAAAGTAATAGTTGGTGTAGATGTACCACTTACACTGTAACAATGGATTGCTGCAAAACATTTTTCAGCTGCACCCACCGCACCTAATTGGACACCTGTACTGTTTCCTGTGCTTGTTAAGTCATCATCAAGTTGTATAGTACCACGTACAACAACATCATCTGATTGTGATTTAGATACCGTAAATGGCGTTATTTCGCCTATTGAACCAAGTATGTTGTAACTAAATAACCTTGATTTCATAAAGTAAGCTGTGTTTCCAACCCCTGCGTCTGGTACTGTTGTTACTATTAATTCATTACCCACAGAAGCACCAAGAAGTGCGTCGGGTTTGTTTGCTCCTGCCTCAAAAAATCCGTCCATGTTTAGTGTACTATCTTTAATACCACCAAGCCTTGTACGAAAACCACCACTATTTATTGTTGTTGCGTCTAATTCATCTGCCGAAATATCTAAATTTACACTTGTTATATTTGAGGATAAATCAAAACCCCCTGCAAAAACCTTTCCGTCATTAAATACAAATTTTGCCATTTACTTTTTACCTTGTTTTTTTGCTTCTTTTTTTTCAGCTATTGGTTGTATGTGTCCTGCTTTTATAAGTGATTTTGCTTGTTGTTCATCTTTGACTGTAATAATATCGCCTTTGATTTTATCCATAACTTTTTTATTTCCGATAATTTTATATTTCATTTAACTTGTACCTTTTGTTATTACTTGTATTTCAATATTAGCACCGATCGCGTCAATTCCATTTACATTAACATCAGCACTTATATTTGATACTGACACAACTCTTGCGTCTGTATCAGTCAAACCAAGTGTTCTATTATTAAATATAATCTGTCTTACACTGCTACTTCCTTGCCCTGTTATAAACGTATGAAGTTTGTCTTGTCCTGTACGCGTATCTGATCTTTGTACAGCTAGTAAACAATCAAAAGTATATTGATCCGTGCCACGTTGCATTGCTAAATCAAATTCTATATTTGTAGGTATTATAAAGGCAGCGGGAAAATTTATTGCATAATCTGGTACTGTATCAAAACATCTAAGACCAGAAATATTACTTAATGTTGATTTAAGACCGTCTGTGATTTCAGATAATGTCGCCATTTAAACAACACCTAAAACAGTGCCTTTACGAAATGGTGCAATTAATCTTGTTATCTCTCTGTTTTGTTGTATGTTTACAACTCCAAAATCACCAACACCTGCAACACCAAGTGGTGCATTACGCATAGCAAATAGTTCTGACGCTAACATTAATGTTGCTTGTCTTATTGGCTCTGGAACACTTGGAAAACCCCATTTTGCAGTTACTTCAGCACGTGGTCTATTACTTGAAAAATCCAAAGGCCACTCATGGCTACCACCAGAAAATAATTCAACAATATAAAATGGGCTAATTAATATACCACCAACAACATTGTTTATGGGTAGTAATTGAAATTCTGTACTTGCAACGGTAACTTCATACGTACCGTCGTCATCATCATCTAATTTTACAACTAATCCTGTTTCAGTAGATATATCATCAACAAGAAGTCTGTAAGGATCATTTGTAAAAAATTTTCTTGCACTTGCTGACGTTTCAGCATAAAATATTCGTCCACAAAAAGCGTCTATTTGACGACTAGCTGCATTTATTGCGTCGTCAAGTAAATCATTATCTACACTATCACTTGTTGGTATGCCAACAAAACCTTTAAGTTGATTTTGTGTGCAATAACCATTGGTTACTGCCATTACCTACCTCTACGGCCTTTCTTCTTTTTTTTCTTGCCTTTCATAGGCTTACCATAGTGAACAGGCATTATTTACCTTTTACTACTTTTTTTTCGGCTTTAGGTTTTGCAGTTTTTGTTTCAATTTTACCACCCGCTTTTGTAATTTCTTTTTTAACTGCTTCAGCACGTTTTTTATTTTTGTTAACTTCATAACCTTTTAGTTCTGCTTTTAAACTTTCTATATATTCTTTTTTTTGTTGTTTATTCAT